GACTTTAGCTTTACTCAGGGAGTATTATTCGTTAGACAAAAGAGACCAGGCTGAGTTTTTGAAAGACCATCCCGAACTCAAACAGAACCCCCGGGAAGAATGGCTGAAAAGTCATCCTGAAGATAACGCTCTGTTAGCATTGTGGGGTCAGGCTAAGATTTATTCCTTAGAGGCTTACAACGAGGTCAAGAAACTCATTGACGAATTGGATATACCGGGTAAAGCGGTAGAATTCAATTTACCCCCTAAAGACTCAATAGAAAACTACTTCAAGTATCTTGACACGAGTGCTGAGTTTGGGAGTAATAGCTGGGAAGTGAGGCGGTTGTTATTAGACGATGACCCTTTGAGAGACTGGTTAGGGCGTGAGCCGATAGAGGACAATCCGAAAGTCCTAGACTTGCAGATTAAAAACCGTGAGTTGACGGAAGAATACGAGGGGTATGGGGACAAGGATTCGCCGTATTATATTTCAAACGATGAAGCTAGAGACGAAGCCAGAGAAGCATTTAAGCTAAGTCATCCAGAATGGGTTGCTGACGAGCATAGAATAGATGCTTACAAAGCGGAGTTCCCTGAAGGATTGATTGACGATTATGTTACCTGGTACACCGACTTCTCCAAGAAGCCCGAGGATTTTGAGGGTACTTGGTATGCAGATGACCGCTGGCTGATGGAGCATAGAGAGTTTTATAACACGATGCTTCGTTTAGGAATTTGGACTGAGGAAAGGGATTTCTCGAAAGTTCCTACCGTGAAAGAAGAAAATCTACTCAATTATTACGACAACATACCCTCTACTCTCAGGCTACAGGCTAGGTGCGGAAATAGAGACCTTGACGCTGCTTTAGTGAAGTGGAGAGGGCTGAAACCTGCCTATGGCACTGATAGGTGTTCAGAGTAGAAGTAGCCCGATTAAGAAACATACCCCTACATAGCCCAAGACTCCGAGCCCTACTAATCCCCTTAATTTCCAATCCCTCTCTATGCAAGCCCAGATAACTATTGCCGTAGCTAAGGCAAAATAGACACCAAGAGTCCAAGTAGGGAGGAGTATCGCAGGCTTAAATGTCCCTATTATCAGGTAGCCAAAGAACCCATAAAGAACAACACCAAGTAGTATCTGTTTCTTAATAGCCATCTATATTCAAAATACCAAAGCACAGCCTGATTGTCAAGTTAAGGCTAAAAAATCAACGAGAATGGGCTTTCCTTACCTTGTCTGAGGTAAACATCAAGTCGGGCTTATTAAAGGCTATTTTAACAGTCTAAATCTTATTAAAGAAAAACCAAAAAACTTTAACAAGAGTCGAGAGGTTAGCCTGCACCATAAGCAGGCAATAAACTAGGAGGTTTATACATTGGACGAAACTGGGAAAGCCGAAAAGGACGAGAAGACTTCTGAAGGCGAGCCTACGAGTACTTCTGACAAAAAGGAAAAGACTTTTACAGAGCAACAGGTCACAAAGATGGTTAGTGACGCGAAAGCTGCTGCCGGAAGGGAGCAGAAGAAACTTGCTGACCAGCTCGAGGCTGCTAACGCTGCGTCTGAATCGCTGAGGCAGGATGCGGAAGTAACGAATAAGAAGTTGACTGCGCTACAGCGTCAGATTGACGAAGCAGAACTCGACAAGGCGAGAGATGACCCACAACTTTTGAACCTTTACCAGCGCAAGCAGGACCTTGAACAGAGGGCAACCGCTATCGAAGAGAGGGAGAGGAAGGTGGCAACGAGCGAGGCACAGCTAAAAGCCGACAAAGAGGCTATAGCTAAGGCCAAAGCAGACGCAACGGTAGCCCAAGTCGCCGTCAAGTATCATCTGAATATCGAGGACTTAGCAGACCTCGGTATAACCGATGAAGAGGCACTTGAGAAAGTTGCTGCGAAGATAGGGAAACCTAGCAAGAAGAAAGCTGGTGAGGGGGAAAAGGAAGATGAGGACTTAACGCCTGATTCTGCCCTGACCTCTGGTGGTGAAGGTACTCCAACGATGGAAGAGCGGGACAAAATGAGTCCTGAACAGTACATCGCCTGGAGGAAAAAGCAAGAAAAGACGGCGTAATAAAGGTCGTCTCCGTCTCTAAACAAAATCTCTAACAGGAGAAACCCTAAGTGAGTAATACTCTAATTACCCCGAGCATCATCGCAAAAGAGGCTTTGATGGCTCTGGAGAATGAGACAGTCCTTGCGAGCTTGGTTCATAGGGCTTACTCAAAGGAATTCCAAAAGGTTGGTTCAACAGTCACTATTCGCAAGCCAGCATCCTTTACTGTGGATACCTTCGCTGACACCGCTACTGCTCAGGCTGTTACTGAGTCTAGCGTGCAAGTAGTGCTTGACAATCATCTGGATGTGTCCTTTGAAGTAACGACCTCAGAACTAAGCCTGGACGTTGTGAGTTTTTCAGAGCAGTTAATTGCCCCGGCGATGAGAGCTATGGCACAGAGAGTGGACGAGCTATTGGCAGCCTTATATGTGGATATAGGTGGGCATACCGATGTTACGGCTACGACTCAGGTTGTAGGCGACATTGCCCAACTTCGAGAGCAACTTAACTTACAGAAAGTCCCGATGAGCCAAAGATATGCTGTGCTTCACCCAACAACTGAAGCCAGATATATTGCTCTGGACGCTTTTCTACATGCTGAGAAGCGTGGTGACACGAAGGCTCTGAAAGAAGGCTCTATGGGGCGCGTGATGGGGATGGACTTCTACATGGATCAGAACATCTCTGAGCATACCGTAGACTCTTCATTAGTCGGCGACTTAGCAGGTGCCTTGAAAGGGGCAGGCGTGAAAGCAGCTACCAGTATAACTGTTGATGCCCTTGCCAGTGGTGCAACCGTTACTGCTGGCGATGTCCTCAAGATTGCTGGCGACCCTCATGGCTACGTTGTGACTACAGGTGTAACCGCAACCGTGTCTACTGCGGTGTGTGTTATCAGTCCTGCGCTTTATCAAGATGAGGACGATGACGCTGTAGTGACCTTCCAGTCCACCCACCTTGCTAACCTGGCTTTCCACAGGAACGCCTTTGCTCTGGTGACTGCACCTTTAGCCCCTCCGATTGGTGGAGCTAAAGCGGCTGTCGAGAACTACAAGGGTCTTTCTTGCCGTGCAGTCTATGACTACACAATGGCAACCAAGACGAATGTAGTGTCTATCGATATGCTGTGTGGTGTAAAGACACTGGACAACGTGTTAGCGGCTCGTCTGTGTGACGCTCAATAAACCGATTCGTTAATCGGACTTTAAGGGGAGGGGCTTCGGTCTCTCCCCTTTTTAGAAAGGAAACTATGAGAATTTTATGGCAAAGTGCTAGTCCATTATGTAATTCAGGTTATGGGCTACAAACTGCATCGGTAACTAAACAATTAAAGCAAGCAGGGTATGAAGTAGCTATCTTTTGCTTCTTCGGATTCAGTGGCGCAAGAACTAATTGGGGTGATATTCCCTTATACCCGAATGTTCCGCATGACGGCTATGGCGTTATGCATATTGAGAATGACTATAAAGACTGGAACGCTGATTTACTTATTTCACTTGTTGATATATGGGTATTAAAAGGAACACCAATGTCATTAAACTGGGCTCCTTGGATACCGATTGACCACGACCCGATACCGCCAAGAGTCTTAGAAGTATTAAAAGAAAGTCCAGGTATTATCAAGCCGATAGCTATGTCAAAGTTCGGGCAAGCGGAACTTAAAAAGCAAGGATTCGATAGTTATTATATCCCTCACTCGGTAGACTGCCGTATCTACAGCCCGAACGCCGAATTACGCAAAACAGCAAGGGAGTCTCTCAAGTGGGAAGATAAGTTTGTCATTGGCACGGTGGCTACAAATTGCAAGCGCAAGAACTGGAACGCTTCTTTGTGGGCAGTAAGCCAGTTAGCCAAGAGACATTCTAATATCGTGTGGTATATGCACACTCCGCCTTATGACAGTTTAGGGTTTAACCTTGAAAAAGCAAGGATAGGATTCGGTTTGAAAGATAAGACGGTCTTCCCTAAACAACAGGAGATGAGATTAGGGATACCCCCGGAAGTCATGGCTAGAGCCTATAACGCTATGGACGTTTTCTTACTACCATCTAAGGGTGAAGGGTTTGGTATTCCAGCGTTAGAGGCTCAGGCTTGCGGTTGCCCGACAATCGTGAGTAATAACACTGCACAACCAGAGATACAAGCTGGGGGGTGGTTATTAAAGGACCAATTTGCCCAATGGGATTTACAGGACTCGTTTGAATTTAACTGTAACCCTAAAGAGGTTCTCGAATATCTTGAGCAGGCTTATAGGGATTGGAAGAATAACAAGATGGGGGAGAGGAAACATCAAGCTAGAAGGAAAGCCTTAGAATACGATGAGCCTAAAGTTTTTGAGGAATACTGGCTGCCAACCTTACGAGATATTGAGGAGAGATTAAAACAACCTAGAAACATGGAAGGAGTGCAACCGTGGCGGTTACTTTTATTGCCTCAAGTCTGTGAGCCCAAAAAAGTATTAGATATTGGTTGCGGCATTATTCAGCCATACCGTAAACCGCTTGAACAATTAGGTGAGTATGTGGGAATAGATATCAAAGAGGGGGAGGGAGTAACAATAATGGATGCTCACCATTTGAATTTCAAGGACAAAGAGTTTGGTTTTGTCTGGTTGAGCGAGGTTTTAGAGCACGTGGATAATCCAGAGCAAGTTCTGGCTGAGGCACAAAGAGTAGGGGTTCATGGTGTATGTCTGTTTAGCACACCTGAAAATCCTTTCTTTAAGCTAGACATTGAACATAAGGAAGTAAAAATACCACACACTTTAACTCGTTCGGGAGATGGGTTAATAACGTGGTAAGGAGGGGATAATGCCCTATTCGGAGGGTCAAAAGACACTGGCTTGTATCGCACTATCAATCAAGCGAGGGGAAACGCCTCGTTCATATTCCGAACAGGCAGCTGAGATGGCTGACTCTATGACTGAGGAACAGCTTATTGATTATTGTAAAAGCAATGTCAAGGAGAAATAAATGAGATTATTAAGCGGGATTCGTACTACCGCAAGGCAAAAACTGAACGATGAATTAGTATCGTCCAGTGAGGATTATAAATGGACTGACGATGAGCTCGATGTTTATATCGCTGACTGCCTTATCGAGATGTCCAAGTATTCACCTTATGAGGTGAAGGAAACGCTGACAACCACTGCGTCATCAAGAGAGCTTGACCTTAGCTCAATAGACGACTTACTTGAAGTCAAAGAGGCGGAATACCCGGTAGATAAACAACCTCGTAAATTCAGGCAGTTTGATGTGTGGGGGGACACTTTAAGGATGGAGCTCGACACTGCGCCATCATCGGTTGCGGATGTTTACCTCTACTGTAAGAAATATCACTCTCTATCAGATACGGCATCAACCTTAAATCCTAATCTGGAGAGGATTTTGGTCTTAGGAGTTTGCGGTCAGGCTGCGATTGCCAAAGCGAGGACACAGATAAACAAAGTCAATAAAGCTCCCGGCGTGGCTGGCAATATGCAGTCATGGGGCTTGGCTCAATTAGCCTTATATTACGAAGAGCTTAATAAACTGGTCGTACCTGATAGGTATGAGGAGTACCCAACGGACTGATATGGGTAAAGTTTCTGGCTTAAATGTCAGCTACGAATCAAGACATGAAACAAAAGACGGCAGGCTTATTAGCGTTGATAAAAGTCGCAAGTTTAAGTTTCTTGAAAAGTACGATGCCTGGCGGGTTAGATACTGCGAGAAACACCGCAACAAAAGATTACCAGTAAGTTTCAGGGAAGGTCGAATAAATCCCGTTACGCTTGCTGTGAGCATAATACTAAAAATTCAGGAGGTACGAAATGGCACAGGAACAAAATCCAACTAAGAAAGGCTATGCGGAGCTGGTAAAGCTGGCTATAGGCACTGCTGCTGATGCTTGGAGTCACATCGCTTGCACAGACGCAACTTTCACCTGTGATGAGGACTTTGAGAACTTCAGTTCTGGCGACCATGAGATAGATGCCAACGGTCTTGATAGGGCTTCCGCCACAATGACGGCAGAACAGACAACGATAGCTGGCGATACTATTCAGGCTACGCATCAATTCACCTGCGACACGGCTTCTCAGGATGTCTATGGTTTCGCAGTATTCAACAATGCTACCAAAGACTTAGGGGATGCATTGATGTCTTGCAAGTTCGCTGCGGTTCAGTCACTTGAAGTTGACGACAAGCTGACCTGCACTGGTAAAGTCCAGATAAAGAAGGACTAATAAACAGGGGGGCAGCCAAAAACTGTCCCTTTTAATGGAGGGACTATGGCATTAAGCTATCCGTCAGACTGTGATACTCCAAGAAAGAGAACTGAATATTGCTATCGTACCCAAGAGCTTTTACGACTGATATATAACGGCATGAGAAGGTGGTGTCGGGACGGTCTTGCACAAAATCAATGGGACAGGTTTCCACAGAAGATTAAGAACAGGTATCCTTATAAACCCCAATTAACCAAGGATGAACTACTTGACTTTAACAACAATGTATTCGAGCCGATTAGCGATAAGATTTCAAACCAGATTGGGGTGCAAAGACAGCTGCTTTTTGAGTCCACCGAATGGGAAATAAATGTTGAGGATATTTAGTGGCTTACCAAGACCTGACCACTTACACCAAAGCTGACCCGAATAGTCGGCTCACTGTAACTTCTGCCAGATGCACCCATACTGAATTAACAAAAGACGAGGATTGCTGGCTCTATTGGGACTTTGGTGCTGACCATTTTGACGGAGACTTTGAGCATCGTGAAGCTATTTATTTTGACGACGCTGCTGTAACAGGGAGGACAAGGCTCTGGGCATTAACGAATGAGGTAGAGGACGCTTTGTATCTCGTCCAGAACGATAAGACATTCCTCAATGTTTCTATAAGAGAACGCACAAGCACGGGCGGGGCGAAAGAGATTGTGTTACAAGAGGTTAATGCTGGGGATAACTATGGAGATACATATGTCTGTGCTTTAGATACTATTTACCACATTAAAGTAAAGCGAGTTTGGGCAACGTCAGACTTCAAATGTTACATTTATGAGGATGATGCAGGTGAGCCAGGCGACCTTCTTGGTACATTAACACTAACCTTACACGCCCAAACACCGTATCAATTCTTCTTTGCCACTTTGAGCCAGGATTCTGGCCAAGGAGCTGATTGGACTTCTGGCTATGTTGAGAACATTGACTTACAGGAAGCTGGTGGTGCGGAGTATGAAAAGGTTGCCACTATCTATATTGGAGCAGCATCAACAGCATCAAGGGCAGTTGAATTATCAAGAACTGGCTCAATTAGTCTCGGACTGGCAGTTAGCGCTTCCGTTAATAAGTTCAGGGAAATAATCGCTACTGTTTATATCGGAGCTTCGGTTACTGCTGGTAGATTACAAGAGTTAGTAAGAACGGGAACGGTTCAAGCAGGCTTGTCAGTTACCGCCTCGCGACTGACGGAAATATTAAGAACTGGGGCTACCGCTCTCGGCTTGATGGTTCTAGCGGAGAAGTTCAGGGAGGTTATTGCCCTAGTTAAGATTGGGCTGGGGGTGTTGGGGGAAGCAACACTTAACTTACAGATTGGAGCTAGTAGCGACGACTGTAGGAGGGATAAAGGCTCTTCTCCATACTTTGGTTTAAATGCTCAATACCAGCTTGCTGGAGGGGATAATTCCTTTTATCAAGTTGGTGGTGGGATGCGTTTTACAGATGTTGCTATTCCTAGAGGAGCAATCATTACCAATGCATATCTAACTTTTAAGGCTTCTTTTTCAAAATCAGGAACTACTGTTAGAACAAGAATTAGTGCTGAAGATGTGGATGATGCTCCAACTTTTGCTGATGATGCAGGTGCATTTGATACTCGGTGGGCTAATCGTACCACAGCTAGGATTGATTGGGATAGCATACCTGCCTGGACATATCTGGAAAATTATGATAGCCCTGATATAAAAGAGGTTATACAGGAAGTTATAGACAGGGCTGGGTGGAACTCTGGGAATGCTATGGTATTCTTTTGGGAAGACTATGATAACAGAAGCAGTCATAATGATGATGCTCATAGAGCTGGATACTCTTATGATGAGAAGCCTACTGATACAACTAAACTCCATATTGAATATGAAATATCTATGTCTTCAAGATTGGTAGAGATTTTCAGGACTGGCACAACTCAAATTGGACTCTCGGCTACAGCCTCAAGAGCGGTAGAGGTTATCAGGTCTGCTTCAGTTGCTATTGGAGAGGTTGTTACTGCCGTTGCCCATGGTACTGCAACCTTCATAGCTGAAGTCCAGATAGGGCTGAATGTCAGCGGTTCTCGAACTGTGGAGGTTGCTAGAAGCGGAGCGGTTTATATTGGGCTGGCGGTCTCTGCCGTTTACAGTCAATTCGTAGAGTTTATAGGCTCTGTGGCTATTGGAATGTCTGTCAGTGCTTCACGGTTAGCCGAAATAATAAGAACGCCAACGGTTCAAATAGGCTTATCGGTCACGGCTTCAAGAGCAGTGGAAATCTTCAGGAGTGGCTTGGTTACTATCGGTGAGGTAGTTACTGCTAGCTTTATAGCTGGTAGGGAAATTGTGGCATTTGTTTCTATCGGGATGTCAGTTACCGCTTCAAAAGTAAAGGAACTTTTCAGAGTAGGCACTACAGCGATAGGGCTTGCTGTCACGGCGAGCTTTTTAATACCGCATATAGGGAGATTATTAAAGGTGAAGGTTGTCACCATGGCTTATAGAAACATTAAAGTGGTGACATTGAGCTACAGAGTCATAAAGGCTGTCACAGGTGCGTACAGGAAGATAAAAATCGGAATATTCGGAGGCTAGAATGGATGTCATAACGAAATTTATATCTAAAAGCACCGTTTTGATACGGGCGTATGTTTATAATGAGGACGGTGAACTTACCGACCCTACCAATACAGACTACCCTATCTCAGTACACATCAACGACTCTAACGGCGTGAAGAAGGCGGGGTATATTAGCGTTGTCGCCAGTGCGAGCTTTACCGCTGGTCTGACCGTAACAGGCACGACTTCAGGGGCTACGGGCTATGTCATATCCAAGCCCGACGGTACAACTCTCGAACTCCAGCGAGTAACGGGCGTGTGGGAATCGGGCGAGACGATAGAAGATACTAGCACGGGAACATCCACGACAACATCCGTTCTTGAAGATGCAGCTATGACGAAGCACGGTGCAGAGACCGGGGTTTATGATTATTTCTATAACACTATTGCTGATAGTGCCGAGGGTTGGTGGCCTGGTCAAGTAACAACATTAGACGGCAGTGGGGTTGAAATAAAAACAAGTACACAGCCGTTTTCGTTCGAGGTAAAGAAAGGACTATGAGGGACTTATCAGCCACAAAGTTAGAATCAGCTCAAAAAGATGACACTATAGATGCCATATACAAGGTTGTTTTGACGAAAGGGGCAAGCACTTATACCTATGAGGAGGATAGGATATTGCCCTCAAAACACGATGAAGAGCCGTATTCGCATCGAGCTACGATTGTCTTAGATAATAGCGATGGCGAGTTTGACTCTAAGGACTTAAAGGGCTATAGCGGGGTTATCTCGTATGGTATGGTGACAAGTGCTGGCAAAGAGTATTCAGCAACCGCTCCCGTTTTGGTTATAGACCAACAATATAATTCTCTATCCGGTAAATTAACCTGCGACCTTGAACTTGAGGGAATCCCGAACCTGATGGCTCAGGATGAAGCCAGTGAAAACTACATACCCGATGAAAGCGATACTGAGACAATAAAGACACTGGTAAACGCCATCGCTGGTGCTACTTTGGATTGTTTTAACCATTGTCACGCTTATGAAGTGGTCTGGGATACTGGATATGATAGCCTAGCTGATACTTATAAACCTAAAGATAGCTTCAGAATTTACACTAGAGGTTCAAGGCTGGCTAGTCTGAGAAGGGTACTGGACTACACGGCGAATGTAGCACGCTTTGAAGCTGACGGCAAAATCCATATACTAAAACCAGTTACTACGGGGACTACTTATGACTACGAATACAATCTTGAAAGTGGGCATACAATCTTCAGCAAGGCATATAGAAATAGCCTTGTATTTCCTAACAAGATAGTTGTTAAGTCTAACGTGGGTGACGACCCTTCTTATTCTGGCTCGGCACAAGTTGATGGCTATGCTTCGTTACCTGATGAAGTAAAGAAAACCACATATATTCTAACTCGACTACAAAGTAATAGCGAGGCTGATAATATGGCTACGGCTTTGATAACAAAAGCTGAAATGTGGTCTAAAAGAGGAGCGGCAGAAGTTCCAATCAATGTAGGATCGGAAGTCTTTGATTATGTGAAGGTCACTGACCAAAGACAAGGCGATTCTCGAACTGGGAACTTGGGCTACATTCATCGTAGATTTGGAGAAGGCAAATGGGCAATGACTTTTGGCTTCGGTGATTGGCTAGAGGTGCTCCACTACCGAAAGATACAAAAGGGGTTGGAGACATATACCGATGCTGGTGCTTACTTCGAGAGGCTTACCGTGGGAACGCTTTACGTTGGGGACATCTATCTTGATGATATTTTCGATGGAGTGAACTACGTCCGAGTTAAATCCGTTGCTATAAATGCTGAAGGGATGGTGATTCTCGACCAGGTTATAGAAGGAACTTATGCGAAGGTTAAAAAGGCATCATTGACTGCCGAAGGTTTAGTCTTACTCGACCAGGCTTCAGGCGATATAGACGACATAGGCGATGGTTCAACTTACCAGCGAGTGAAAAGTGCTGCTCTATCGGCGAGTGGTTTAGTCTTGTTAGACCAAGTTGTGACAGACACCTATGGGTTAGTATTAGCAACTGACATATCGGCTGGGCATATTAAGTTAGACGAAGTTGTTGAGGGTACTTATGGCTTGGTTAAGTCCACCGATATACAAAGTGGGCATATTAAATTAACAACAGTTGTCGGAGACCTTGACGATATTGATAATGGTAGCACTTATGGCAAGGTGAGGCAGACTGATATTAGCAGTGGGCATATTAACCTAACCAGTAGTTTTAGGATTGATGGGCAAACTCAAAGCACAGTTGGGGTTTTTATTGATGCAACCAATGGTATAACAATCAAAGGTGGTAAATTAAAATTACAAGACTCAAATGGCGCAAATAGCGGGATCCTTTACATAGATACTGATGGGGATTTGAGATTGGACACTTGGAATGTGCAACTTGGTAAAACTGGAGGATTCGTAGATATAAGTGCTGCTGATAAAATTTATCTCCCTACAAAATCATCAGCTCCTAGTTATCCATCTAAAGGATGTCTGTTCTTTAATACCTCTACAAACCATCTGCAATACTGGCAAGGAACAAAGTGGGTTAGAGCAGTAGAACTTGATGTTTAACATCAGGGAGATTCCCATACCAAAGTTGTAAGGTCTTTGGGGATGAAGAAGGCAATTTTAGCACCCGGGGTCAGGGCTTTGTAATCTATACTACAGCGAAGAACATCCTGGGCATCGTAGGACAGTAGGTAAACTTCTTTGGGTTCGTTGCCATCATTACCGATAACAACAAGATTACCTAGCTGTGATACCGTGATATTTCCATCATAGGCAGATGGGGTGGGGCCAAGAGTAGATACAGGTTTGGTTTGATAGCTGGTGCATCCGAAAAAGACTAATGCCAATGCCATTAAGAGAAGTAAACTTAACCTTGTCTTATTCATATTTCTAATTATAACATAAATGAAAATCATGGGGGTAATTCTATGGCGAACATCAAGCAAGAAATAGAGGACGCAAAGAAAAGACAACAAGGGATAGTGGCTCAGATAAACGCTATCAAGCAACAGGAGCAACAACTACTTCAGGAGGCTCTCAAAATCGAGGGTGAGATAAGAATACTGAAAAGGATGGACGGCGATGGGAAATGATTTCAAGTGCCCGCGTGAGGGCGATTTAGACGAACTCAAAGCCGATATAAAGGATATTAAGACCAACCATCTAGCTGCAATCAACAAGCAGATTTCCACAATCAAGCAAAAGTTAGCCCGCCATGAAGGAATGATGTATTTAATGATTGGCTTGATACTCGTTATTTTAGCCAGATTATTTGAGGTGATATGAGAACGGAGACTGAAACATATACCCGAAATAGGTATTATTGTGACGGATGCAAGAGACCCGATAAGCAGGTAAGAATTTATAAATTCATTTCAGGTATTCAAATTGCCCTGTGTGATGATTGCCGAAAGAAGAAAACAACTCAAACGGGGTTCTGCGATTTCTGCCGTAAGCCAGAAAAGAAAATACATATCTACAAGGTTCACTCTCTTAAAGTCGCTCTTTGTGAGAGCTGTCTATCCATTCAAGCCCCTCAGCCACGCAAAAAGAAAGCCCCTGACGCTTACAAGAACGAAGTGCCAGGGAATGAAGCAATGGCATTGATTCAACAAGGGCTTGCCGATGCCAAAGCTGGCAGAACCTCTAAGGTAGAATTATAATGCCAAGTTCCCCTTAAATTTCATCGATTCTAGCGTTTATTTGCCTTACCACTAGGTAAACATCAACTAACCGAATAATGAGCGTGTGTTCAATAAAACGAGCGATTTAATTAGCCCCCGCAAGGGGGTGTTTTTTTGTTTTATCGGCAAGTTTTGCGGTAATTTATCGGCATGGCTTGACAAACTTTTGCAGTCTTGCTATATTGAGTTTGTATGAAAAACTTTCACAATTTAATCAGCAGGGTCTTGACAAAGTCTAACGAGAAGTTTTATACTGTCACCGAGGTGTCCAAAATACTCAATGTTTCAACGAGGACAGTTTATTACTATTTGTATCGTGGTATGCTGAAAGGTACAAAGCGGTATAACAGACAACTTGTAAAGGAGTCAGACCTCAATGAGTTCCGAGAAAAATAAACGATATGTTTGTGGTCAATGCCATAGGAAACTTACCGCTTCGCAAATGCATACTGAGAAGTATGCAAACCTTGACTTCAACGATTTGGCTGCAAAGCACAGGAAATTCAGCCCAGCACAGCTAATGGAGGTTAAGTGATTATATTTTACTGGACACTCGTTGGTTATGCAGCAGTACAAATTATAGGTTGCCTAGTTAGCTTAGGGCGTGGGAAGAAAGTTGTAGTTGACATTTCAACTATCGCTGTGCAAGCAGTTATTTGGGTAGGAATACTAATCGGCCTATTGTTCTTGGAGGTGAAATGA